TCAGGCGCAGCGACTGTCGCTCACCAGCCGCGCCCGCCCGTTGCGCTTGGCTGCATACAGCGCCGCGTCCGCCAGCTCGACCAGCAGGCCGCCGTCCTCGCCGGCCTGGGCCACGCGCGTGGCGTGGCCGATGCTGAGGGTCACGCCGCCGCGCAGCGGGCTGGCGCCGTGGGGGATGGCCGCCAGGCGCAGGCTGTCCAGGCAGCGCTGGGCGACCTGGCGGGCCTCGCTGGCGTCCACCTCTTCGAGCAGCACCGCGAACTCCTCGCCGCCGTAGCGGCACAGCACGGCCTCGGCCACGCAGGACTGCAGCAGGCTGGCCACGCGGCGCAGGCAGTCATCGCCGGCCACGTGACCGTGGCAGTCGTTGTACTGCTTGAAATGGTCGATATCCAGCAGCAGGAGGGACAGCGGCTGCTGCTGCAGCTGGCTGCGCTGCCAGGCCTGGCGCAGCAGCTCGTCGAAGAGGCGGCGGTTGCCGACGCGGGTCAGGCCATCGGTCGTGGACTGGCGGGCCAGCAGCTCGTTGGCCTGGCGCAGGCGCAGCTCCTGGCGCTTGCGCTCGGTGAAGTCCGCGATGATGCAGACGAAGAGATGGGTGGTGGCCGTCTTCACCTCGGCCACATTGAGCTGCAGGGCGAGGACGGTGCCGCCGCGGTGACGGCCGTTCAGCTCGTGCTGACGGCCCAGCAGCAGCTGGGGCTGCAGGCGGGACTCGCCGCGCTCGCCGCTGTCCAGCACCATGCCCAGGTGCGCGCCCTGCAGCTCGCCGGCCGTGTAGCCGAACAGGGCCTCGCAGGCGGGGTTCACCTCGAGCATGTGGCCATCGGTGTCCAGGGTGATGATGGCATTGCGCGCGGCCTGGATCACGGCCTGCAGATGGGCCTGGCTCGCGGCCAGGCGCTGCTGCTCCTGGACCAGGTCGCTGACGTCCAGCCGCACGCCCACGATGCCGCCCGAGGCCGTGCGCTGCTCGTGGATGCGCAGCCACTTGTTGTCATGCACGCGCTGCAGCAGGGGCTCGACCTGCTGGCCGCGCTGGGCCAGGCGTTCGGCGAGCCAGGCTTCCTCGCGGCCCCGCGCCTCGGGCACACCGCCGCTGTAGGCCGAGGCCCGCGCCATCTCCTGGAAGCTGGCGCCGCGGTCGAAGGCGCCCCACATGTGCGGGTAGATCTCGATCAGCTTGCGGTTGTAGGCGACCAGGCGGTCGTCGGCATCGAAGATCTCGACGCTGGCGGGCAGCGCATCGATGGCCTCCTCCAGCTGGTCGTAGGCGCGCTGGATCTGGTGGCGCCCCTGGGCCAGCATCAACAGGCCCAGCACGGCGGCCAGCAGGCCCGGCGCCATGCCGGCGATGGCCCAGCCCAGCACGGGTTCGCCCAGGGACTGTGCGCGCAGACCGCTCACGAAGCAGCCCAGCTGCAGCAGCAGGCAGGCCAGCAGCAGCACGGCCATGCCCTTGCGCAGCAGCAGGTCCTGCGTGCCGCGCAGGGCGGCATGCCAGCGCATCCGTGGGTGGCGGCGCGGGGGGACGTTGGCAGGGCGGGGGGTCATGGGGCGGGAGGGGCCGAAGCGGCAGGCCGGGCAAAGCTGAAGGGAGTTGAGATATTCCCAATGGAAGGCAAGAGATAAATGGGACTTGCTGGGATCAAGTGGGAACAAGGTGGATGGGCCAACTGAAAATTGTTTGCAACGGCTGAAAATACAAACGGGCCTCGAATCGGGCCCGTTTTTTCATGTGCCGAACAGGTCACCCTGCCGCCTCGCTATCTCTTCTGCCCCGACCGTCTTCACGATCTTGTAGACCCATTGTAGGGAGACGCCCCACTTCCTGGCCAGGTCACTATGGTTGGCGCCGGTGAACTCGTCGTAGATCTGGCGGTCGCGCTGCGAGAGGCGATAGGACAGGCCCATGGGGAAGTAGATGTTCTGGCCGCCCCAGTGGGCCGCCATGCGATCCGCGACCTCACGGGCGACCTGGTCGGCCTGAGCCTGGTCGAGCCCGGCCTTCTCGCGCAGCGCTTGCGAGCACTGCTCCGCCAGGTCGACCAGCAGTTCCGGCCCCTTGCTCTTGAACTCGCTGGCCCGCTGGGGGTTGTGCAATCCGGTGTCGATCATGCTTGCGCTCCTTGCTTTAGAACCACGGTGAGGTGCTCCCATGCCGCCCGCATGGGGTCGTAGGTGCTTCGCTCGAAGGCTTGCGTCAGCGAGTGCTGCAGGTCTGTAGCTGCCTGCGGCTGGAGTTCCAGCGTCTTTGCCTGCTCGGCTAGGCTGGCAACGATCTTGGGAAGGAAACGCATCGCCCACTTCTTGAGCGACTCGATCAAGCGCTCGGCCTGGGCGGCATCGGTCCATTGCAGGGCGTCGACGCCGGTGAGCCGCTTGACGTAGCCGGCGAGGGCTTCCTCTGACGGGTTCTTGACGACGCCCAACTCGTGCAGAAACAGCCACAGCGCGCGAACCTTGCGGCTCTCTGCGTCAAGCGCCAGCGCGCGGGACGGTACTTCCAACGGAGGAGCCTTCTTGGAACGCACCTTGAAGCCGATGCCCTTGAAGTAGTCCAAGACCTTGGTCAGCTCGGAAACGTCCAGCTCGGCCGATGACGACTTGCCGGCGATCCGTGCCAAGGTGGCACGGTAGCTGTCCTCGTCGAGACGCCCGAGCTGCACCAGTTCGCGCTTGGCCACATGGACCAAGCGGATCAGCGTGGCGCGATTCTGGGTCTGGCGAGCCTTCTTCATGCCAGCAGCTCCTGGTCCGCGCCGCGGCTGATGCCGCGCTTCAGGTCGGCGGTCCGGCCAGCGGCCAAGCCCTTGCTAAAGCTATCGTGCTTGACATTGCGGCCCACGTCGCGAGCAATGGGCTTGACCGTCTTGAGATTGGGGTAATGCTGGGCCTTGTAAGCCTCCAGCAGGGCTTGGTTGCGGTCACCGCTGGCGAATCGCTCCAGTTCGCGCATGACGCCATACACCCAGGCCTTGGCGAACGCATCGCCACGGGCGGTCTTGGTGATCGCCTTGCAGTTGCGCGGCTGCTCGGCGATGTGTGCAAGACGCGCCCTGGCGCACTGGCGGGCCAATACGTCCTGGGCATATGCCGCGATCTGGGGTGCGGCACCGGCGCCGATGAACAGGTACTTGGTCCGACGGTGCTGCTTCTCCCAGGCCAGACGATTGCCTCGCAAGATGATCACGCTGCAGGCAAAGGCATCCGCCACCGCTTCAGACAGGAAGACCTCCCACTGGGGCAGCGCGGCGCTGCGCGCGGGCGCGCCGGCCTCGCTCACGTCAGAGAGCTGCAGGGCCTCGTCGGTGATGCCGTGCATCCGCATCAGGGCCTGGGCCTGTCGCATAGCTGCGGCGGCCTCGTGCTCGTTGGCGCTGCGGCCCAGCGCGAGGCATTTCTTGATCTTGGCGATTGCGGTCTCGCGGTCCATGGTCTTGCTTCCTTTCACCTTGTTCAAGCCGCCAGCAGCGGCTTGAAAAAAGCCCCGATGCATGGAGACATCGGGGAAAAATCAAGGGCTCTCGCCACTTGATCAGGGAGAACTGTTCAAACGTCGGTCGGCCCGATCACCATGCGACTGCCGACGCCATCGCCCGCATGTCGCTCGCAGCCCTGGGCATCGCTCTGGTGATGGGCATCATCGAAACAGTGCGGGCAGATCCAGCACTGGGCACCCTGACTGCGCGCTGCGTCCTGGCCAGTCAGGTCTTCATCGAAATGACCGCTCATGGCTGCACCTCAGACCGCAGCCAGATCGAGGCTGATCGCGCGGTACTCCTCGGTGTCGCCGACGCGCTCATAGAGGCGGATATAGGGCTTGCTGCCCGTCGAGCGGACGCTGTCGCTGATCGCCTGCATGGCACGCTGCCACTTCGGGTCCTTGATGGCATGGCGACGCAGGCCCAGCACGCGGCCTGTGTTGATCTTGCCTTCCTTGTTCACCTGGAATGCGTCGTTGACCAGCACGATCAGCTCGTCCTTGCTGCCCTCCGACCAGCCTTGGATGCACTCGTTGATGAGCTGGCGAGCTGCCTGCAGCTGCTCGTCGAACGTCAGGTGTTCCTGGTACTGGCGGACCACCTTGAATTGGCCGTCGAAGGTCGTCAGCGTGACGTTGCCCTTGTTGCCGCCGACTTTCACGTCGTACTGTTCCGCCGAGGTCTCGACGAACGCGGCCACGTCGGCGAACGCAGTGGACTTAAAGCGCTTTAGCAGGTCGCTGATGTCCTTGGCGCCAACGACCAGGTCGCGCACCAGCTGGTCACGCAGTTTGTCGATGGGCTTGACCATCGCGTCGGGGATCAGCCGCCCCTCGGCGTCTTTCCAGTAGCCCTCCGGCACGTCATTGCCTTGCGTCGTGTTGTTCATGTCTTGTCCGTTTCCTTTCCTCGCTGCAGCAGGCTCTCCATCAGCCGCTGCTTGATTGCTCTGCCGCGCTCCAGGTTGCGAGCGCGCTCTTCTTCCGTGGGCCGTGGTGGCGGCAGTGAAGCGGCGGGCGGGTCACGATTGCCCAGGTGGTCCATCAGCAGCTTGGGCGGCGGCCAGTGGTCGCAGATGCGGTACAGCTCCATGAAGCCGCGCCGCACGCGCGGCGCATCGAGGTGCTCGACCCATTGCAGCGACCTGGCAGACAGCGCAGCCAACCACACGTCCAGCGTGAGCGTGATGCTGTCCTCGGCCGGCGCGCCGACCAGGCGCAGTGCCACCAGCCCTTGCAGGCCGCGGGCGACCTCCCGCTCAAGCCAGGCCGGCACCGTGCTATCAGCCATTGATGCGCCTCTCCAGTGCCGCGATAGCTCCCAGGGTCTTGGATGCCGTCCGGCCCGGCTCGGCGCGACCAGATGCGGCGGGAGCAAGCGCCCCGGCTTGAGCCGCCTGGCCGGCCTGCGGGCGCCAGCTGCTGATGACCTCATACAGCCAGCCGTGGGATTTCAGCGGCAGAGCCAGGCGACCGGCCTCGCGGGCAGCCATCGCCTGGTCGATGGCCCACAGCCAGGCCTCAAGCGGCGCCTCGTGCTGCAGGCCGTTGCGCGTGATGCGCTGGGCCTGCAGATCGGGCAGCAGCTCGCCGAGCAGCTTGGCGACCCGGTCCATGGTCAGCTCGCGCGCCTCGGGCCGGAACAGCGCCAGATAGCGCACCAGGGCCGAGCCCAGAGGCATGGATAGCTTGAAAGCCATCATCAGGGCCTCGCGGGCGCCTTCGTGGGCAAGCAACGCGTCGAGCGACAGCGTAGCCCCGCAGCTTGGGCAACGGGTGCGCATCAGTGCTTGCCTCCAGCTGGCGCACCCTTCTGGACCACATGCCGGGCTACCAGTTCGTCCAGGGCCGCCTTGGTCCCGTCGGCCTCTCCCGCCAGGTGGGCGGTGATGACGGGCGCCAGGCACTGCGTAATGCCACCGAGCAGGGCATTCAGGTCATGCGCGCTGATGGACAGCCGCAGCACCAGGGCGTTTGCCTTGTGCAGCTCCGCGCGCAGCTCCTCGACGGTTCCGAGCTGGTCCGGGTTGACCATGGTGGGCCCTCGGGTGATGGTCGCTCCGCTCATGCGCGCTCCCAGGTCACCAGGACGCCGTTCAGCGAGACGCGGCCAATGCGGCGGTCGCCGAGCCTTTGCCAGGAAGGCGTGCCAGCGTGCTGCAGCAGTGGCGCTATGTCGGTCTCGGTTCCGCTGTCGATCAGGATGCGCGGCCGGCCGTCAGTCCCTTCCAGTTGCTCCTCCACGATGCGATAGCCCAGCTCGCGGAGCTTGCGGCTGGCCGCATTCATGTCCGCCAGGCGGCGCACCCTAGCCTCGGTCAGCACGCAGGCCGAGGCCGGCATGCTGGCCAGCGGCGGGCGCAGGTTCAGCAATGCCCCCATGTCAGACCTCGCGCACGACGTCAGCGTTGACCGTAGGCACGCCGATCTGAGCGGCCAGGTTCATGCACGCGGTCAGGAGATTGGCAACCGCGAGCGGGTACAAGAGGGACACGGTCTCCGGCCGGTCCCGGCGCGCGGAGGTCAGCGTCAGCTTGGCGCGCATCGCGTCGATGCCGCTGGGGTCAATCACCTCGACCACCGGCTTACCAGCGCGGTCGAACTTGAACTTCAGGTACTCGTCGAGGCGGCCGCCATCCAGCGGTGCCAGCTCGACGATCTCGCAGCGTTGGACCACCTCACGGACGGCGGCGTCGCGCTCGCTGAGCTTGGCCTTCAGCTCGGGCTGGCCGATCAAGATGATCGACAGCAGCTTCTTGAAGCCCAGCTCCAGCTCGAAGAACCGCTTCAGGTGCTTGATGGTAGGGATGGGCAGCGAATGAGCCTCGTCGATCACCAGGCAGTGGCGATAACCGGCTGCATGGCTGTCCTTCAGCGCCTTGTGCAGCTGAGCAAAGCGGGCCTCCGGGCTGCTCTTGGGCTTCTCCAGGGGAGCGACCGCTGCCATCAGCGCCTCGGCGATGTGCGTTGCCTTCAGGGTCTTGCCGCGTTGGTCGTTGTCCTCCATCGCCAGCACGTAGGGCTTCACCAGGGTGATCGGCTGGTTCTCCCGAACGATGCGGTCTTCCAGATCGCGCAGCAGTGTCGTCTTGCCCGCGCCGCTCTCACCGACCACCGCCAGGAGGCCGCCGTGCTTGGCAGTCTGGAACATGGCCTCGCGGACGTAGCGGATGTCCGGGCTGACGTACATGTCCTCGTGCGATTGGATGGATTCATCGGCGAACGGATCGCGGAACATGCCGAAGTGCTTGCGTGTGCTGGGGTGCAGGGTCTGCTTGCGCAGCAACATGGTTTCCTCCTGGGGGGTGGTTTCGCCGGCAGCGCCGGCCTTGGTGGACTTGGTGCGGCCGGTGCTGGCCGCGGGCTTGCTCTCGTCGTCGAAGGCGCCGGCCAGTTCGGCCTCGGCGACGCCCTTGGATTCCAGGAAATCGCAGATGCGCTCCTTCAGGTCCGTCTCGTCCAGGCTCTTGGGCCACTCGCCGTGATTGGCGATCTGGGCCACGGTCGCGCGGGACAGGTTCAGTGCCTGGGCCAGCTCGGCCTGGTTGCTGCCGTGCTGGGCCAGCAGGGTCTTCAGCTTCAACATGGATCACTCGCCTCCAGCCGCTGCCCGCAGGAGCTGCAGCGGCCTGTGTTGACCCGCACGCGGGCCGGTCAGCTCTGCCGCGAGGGCGTCGAGCTGGTCTTCGGGGATGCCGTCCGGATGGCGCTGCGCCAGCCAGCGGTAGGTTTCTGCAGACCAGGTGCTGCCCTGGGCTTCCAGACGCTGCTTGAGCAGCTTGGAGGCCTCGACCAGCGTGAGCTGGCGCACAGCGCGCTCAGCGCGCAGCAGCTCCAGCTCGGCCGTCTTGGCGTCCTGGCCCGCCGGCAGCAGGCGGGACGGCAGCTCGGCCTGGCCCAGGTGCGTGTGCGCGACAACGCCCTTGCCGTCGTTGAGATGCTGGAAGGGCCGGGTGTTCTTGGCCTTCAGCTTCTCGGCGTCTTCAAGCGACGTGCCCTCGCCGTAGGCGGCCTGGGCCAGCAGCTTGGCCGCCTGTTGCGCAGCGGTGTGCGGCGCGATGCGGCGCTCCTCGCCGATGATGGTGGCGCTGAGCGTGCGGCCGAAGGCGTCGAACTCACGCTCCGGCTCCACCTCGACCATCAGCGGGTCCTGGCCGAAGCGGTCGATCTCGACGCGGAGCAGGCATTCGCCCAGCAGCATTGGCGACACGCGGACCTTCTCGCCGTTGGCGAAGTCCTTGGCCCAGGGTTGCAGGTTGTACAGCTCGCTCTTGCCTGACTTCGGATGCACGAAGGTGATGTGCCCGTCTCGGATGACTCGGGTGTCTTCCTTGCCGCGCATGAAGTAGGCGCAGACCTCTCGCTCCGGCATGAGGACCAGCGCACCGGGATGATGGGCGATCAGGTTCCACAGGTCATCGCGGACGTGCGGCTGCCCGTCGTCGCCGCGGGTGCGGGAGTCGACATGCTTGATCGCATTCGCGTTGTAGTCGCGAACCCAGTTCTCGGCGCTGGCGTTGAGCGCTTCGACCGAGTCCACCGGCTCATCGCGCAGCCTGCTCTCGAAGTGGCGCTCGACGATCCAGTTGCCGTTCTCGACCCCGCCCTTGACCCAGGCGTGATGCGTGGCATGGGTCTCGTGCTGGACGCCAAGGGCATCCAGAAGCCGGCAGATGCCGGCGCTGGTGTTGGCGCTGCCCTTGTCCCACAGCAGCATCTTGGGCACTCCGTGGCTGATGCGCTTGGGGTGCTGGCTCCAGGTGTGCAGCAAGAAGGCGAACAGGCTGGCCTGGTTCTCGCCCGCCGCCTCGAAGTAGCGAACGTCCAGGGTGCGGCTGGCGTGGTCGTAGCGCACGTAGCGCCAGACCTTGAGCTTGACCTTCTCCAGCGCGACGGGCTTGTTCTTGTTGAACTCCTCCTCGCGCATCACGTACTGGCGGCCGTTGAGGTAGTACACCAGGCACAGCGATGGGTCGATCTGGTGGACGTGATTGGGATGCAGGCTGCGCATGCGCTGGTGGTTGCGCGCACGGGCTTGCGACTTCACGTCCAGCCGGTGTCGGCGCATCAGCTCAGACACGCGGCGGGCGCTGACATTGACCTCCAGGCCGTTCTGGTCGGCGATGTTCATCGCCACGCAGATGGGCTTGGTGCTGGTGCCGTTGTTGCGCACGCTCTGGTGGACACTGGCCGCGATGAACTGGAGCGTCTCGGTCGCCAGCCTGGTCGTGCCGCAGTCGCTGCGCAGCTTGCGCCCGCTCTCGAAGCCGGCGTGGTCGCGCAGCCAGGCATAGACTCGGTGCGTGGACACACCCTTGGCTTCGGCGAAGGCCTTGACGAGCGGACCCTTGGCGCCGTGCCCCGCAGTCGCGAGGCGCTCGGCCAGGCCGAACAGCTCTTGCATCACGTCCTTGGGCAGGGCCGGTGCCATGGATCAGGCCTCCTCGGGGACGAAGGCGCCCAGGGTCTTCTCGAAGACGCTTCCGAAGCCGTCCAGCGCAGCCGTCAGGCGGGCCATCGACGAGGCGATGTTCGCGGCCAGGGTTTCGCGGGCGCGCTGCAGGGAGGCCTCCTCGGCCTCGTCGGCGGCCTCGTCTTCCATGGCGGCAGCACGGATGGCGTCCAGGGCGCCGATCTGGTTCTCGATGGTGCGACGCGCCAGGTCGGCCTGGTCCATCAGACCCTTGAAGCGCTCGGGCCAGTCGGTGACGGCCACCTTGAGCTTCTTGTGCTTTGTCAGCTTGGCGTCCAGCTCGTTGATCTTCTCGTCCTTCTTCGCGAGCAGCTGGCCCTGGGCCTCGGCATCCTGACGGGCCTCGCGCAGTGCCGACCGCAGTTCTTTGACACTCATGGTCGCGATGTCATCCAGGGACAGTTCGCCGGTCTGGCCGGTCAGTTCAAGCTCTTCAATCTGTTCGTCGTCGAGGACCAGCATCTCGAAGAGCTTCGACTCGGAGCCCGCAGCCGTCAAAAGCGACGACGTCGTCGCCTTTGAGAACTTGGCTGCCGAAGCCATGAACTTCTGCGCCACGCGGGGCTCAATTCCGAGCACTTCGAGGCGGGGGCCGAACTGGCCATGGGGGCATGCCTCCTTCAGGACGCGCAGACCTTTGCCGACTTCTAGGCAGGCCTCCACACTGCGTCGCATGTTGGCCGCGATGTCGCGCTGGATCAGATCGGGATCGGTGCAGTCGGCGGGGAGCTGGTAGCCGAGCTGGGCGGCCACTGCGCGGACCATGGTGTCCTGCTCGGCGCCCATGACGGCCAGGCGGTTGGCGGCCTCGGCCATGGCGGGGAGTGCCACCAGGGTGGCTTCCTCGGGTTGGGGTGTAACGGTGGAAGGTTTGCGGGCCATGCTGGGTTCTGCTTAGTGGTCGCGGGTGGTGGAAAGGCGGTTGACCATCTCGTCCAAACGCTGCTTGGCGCGGTCCAGGCTGCGGAGGATGGAAACGGCGTGCTGGGCGAACCGCACCGAGGGGCGGATGCGGCCGGTCTCGGGAATGCGCTCGGCGAAACCCTTGGCTTCAAGGGTGGCGACATAGCGCGTGATGGCGCTGGGCTCAAGGCCGGTGGCCTTGCTCAGCTCAGTGGGCGTGAGGCCGTGGGCGAAGTGACCCATCAGCACATCGAGGACGTCCAGCACCTTGCTGGCGGTTTGGCTCTGCTGGGTGGACTTGGTTGCGCTCATGCTCCGAACTCCAGTTCAGGCGTGGCATAAGTGCTCACGCTGCGGTGATGGAAGGCGACCTGCTCCAGGTGTGCAGCCAGGGCGGCGGTTGTCGTGGACGCATCGGCCTCGGCCGGGTTCTCGTAGAAGTCCGAGAGCAGCTGAAGGGCGCGGGCGAACCCGCTGTTGAACTCGACCATGTCGGCTTGCGAGACAGCCTTGCCTGTCGGCCGGTCGATCACCAGCTTGCCGGCGTGTCCCGCCAGCCAGAGGCTTGCGAAGTGGCAGCCGCAGGCGTGCTCGTAGGTAGGGAGCAGGATTGCCGGCATACGCCCGGTGGCCAGCCACTTGTAGAGGCTGTCATGGGTTGCCCCCATGCGGTCGGCGATGCGCTCGACGCTGAGGTTGTGGCGCTCCTGCGCGAACTCCTTGCACAGGCGAAGCGCTTCGATCAAGCTGCTCGCCCGCACACGTTTCCAGTTACGGCGGCTCATTGGATGGCTCCCATGAAGGCGGGTTCCGAACAAATCCCGTTATGGAAATGCACCGCGCGGTCGGCCGGGTGGCACATTGCGCTGGTCAACACACGCAGCGCAGGGAGCGCGACGAGATGAGCAAAACCACGCACTGGACGATCCCCGAGGCATTGGCTGCGGCCTATCAGGCCTTCAGTACCCGCTTCGGGCAGGAGGCCCTGGCCTCGGCCTTCGAGGCCTTGACCATGAAGCCGGAGGCCACAAGGCTGGAGAACCGCCGCCTGGGCCGAACGCTCGACCAGTACATCGGTCACGCCATCAACGTCCAGGGGCGCGAGCAGGTCACCTGGCTGAGCAATGCCCTGGCCGATCCCAGCCAGGCTCCGCTCCTGCTGCACGCTGGTGTGCGCTGGTGGATGGCCCGAGACGACCTGCTGCGCAAGTCGCCGGGCACGCTGGTGCCCAAGCAGTACATGGAAGGTCTGAAGGATCACGTCAGCCTCCAACTGCTTGCCCAGATGCTGTATCGGGGCGCGGCCCCAGATACAGACGACAGCTGACCTCGCACAGTTCGACGAACGACGGCAGCACCGGCTCGGCCAGGCCAGCGGCTGCGCGCAAGGTGCGCACGAATGTCTCGGCCGTCATTGCGCCGGAGTCGAGCAAGTTCAGGTTGCTCACCAGCACGTGTTGCCAGTCGTCGCTCGACGCCAAGGTTCCGAGTGCAGTGTTGCGCTCGGTGTCGAACGCTGCTTGCAGTCGGTTGTAGCGCTGCACCAGGTCGTCCCATTCCTGCTGAGTCAACGGCGTGATCGGATCGCGATGCATCACTGCGCGTCCTCCAGCTTGGCTTTGAGGCCCAGCACGATGGCCCCCTCGTGAGCCTTGCCGTAGTTGCCTTGCAAGCGGTTGCGCAGCAAGTCGACCAGGATGGAATACGGGATGTCATGGTCGCGGGCGATCTGCGCAACTGCGACGCCGTGGGCCTTCAGCCAGGCTGCGGCACTCTCCGGCGTCTGCGGAAAAGGCACGCTGACAGTGCGTGACTTCTTGGGCGGGCTGCGGCGGCTCATGGGTGGTGCTTGGTGGTAGATTGCTGTCGGAAGCATTTCGATACGGCTATAGACGGGCGCGTTAGCAAGGGCGCGTTGGGTGGTCGGGTCGAAGGCCTTTTTTTTCGTCCGCTGGCTTGGTGGTTTTGCGGGCTTCTTTGTTGTCCTGGGTGGATTATGGGATTTATTGATCTCTTTTTCAAGAGGTCAATGTGAGCAATTTGTCTCTCATTGGCACGCGCTTGCTCGGCGAGCGGAAGAGGCTGCGTCTGAGTCAACAGGAGGCTGCGGACATTGCGGGGGTAACCCGCGAGCACTGGGGGCGCTGTGAGCGCGGCGCTGCGATTCCGGGCGGCGAGGTTCTTGCTGCCTTCGGGCTTGCCGGTGCAGATGTCGGATTCGTTCTCACTGGACGCCGTGCTGCCGAGGTCGAATCAACCAGTGCGGTGATTGACCCTGCGGTGATTCAGCAGGCAGTGCTTGATGCTGTCGAGCTGCTGAGCCTAGGCGCCGCGATCAATGCGGGACAGCTGGCGAAGGCTGTAGCAATGCTGTGCGCGCGAGGACCGCTCGCCGCCAGTCCGTCTGCGCAAGCTGCGCAGACATTCAACGCGCCGGTCCTTGGAGGTGTGGCCGGTCGCGACATCGTCAACAAGGGAAGAAAGTAGAAGCAGGAAATGCAGGTCTTCAACGGCGAGGTCCACGGCGGCGTGGCATCGCGTGACATCAAAAACAATACGATCAACACGAGCATCCGGCACCAGACCACTGTGATTCATTTGGCCGAGCGGCGGCCAGAGTCTCAGCTGCAAGCTGAGTTCGCCGCACGCACCGGTATCTGGTGCCCGAAGGAGGCACGTGAATGGCTGGAGGACCTTCTGGAACACCACGGCTTTACGGTGCGTGAGCTGTCCATGGCGTGGAGCGCAAAGTCGATTGGGTGGAACGCCAAGACTGGCGCTCGCACGATCAACACTCCGTGGATTGAAGCTCTCGGTGGCTGGGCCATGGTTGCACTGGTGACGATATTGCTGCTTTCGGTGAGCGTGGCGTGGGCGCTCTCGTCGGCGCCCCGCAGCATCGCTGCCGACCTATCGGTGTTCGGCGCTGGCGCTGTTTACCTGGGCATGGTGTGGATGGTTTGCCGGACCATGCTCTGGCCGCGGCGAGTTGCGATGCGGGTGCGCCGAGTAGTCGGCAGCACAAGTTGATCTGAGCAGGCACGCAAACCACCGGGGGGATGTGGGCCCGTCCATAAAGGCATCTCTTTGCCGGCGGCACTGGGCCGTGGATCTGATCCATGCTGCGCACATGCCCATACAGACTTCTGCCGGGTACGTGAGTGACCTTCGTTACCTGTTCTTGCGACGATGGGAATCGGAACTCACGAGGATGGGTGTGCCGCTCTTGCCCAGGCGGCCGCAATGGCTGAGCCGCCGACAGGCGTGCATCACCACGGGGAGGCCGTTTCTCGACCCAAATGGTGTCGAGCATGACGCAGATTTCTGCTTCGGTTACGGCGCCGATGACGGGTCGTTTGACGCCCTGAACTATCGCAATCCATACCGCCGGTCCAATCGCCCAGCCCATTTCCTGCATCGATTCCAGCCGCTCCTGCTGGGGAACTTTGCTGTCGGCATTGGCGCGCCTGCTTCTGGGATGTTGATCGAGCCGCCTCCTGATCTCGAGGTGGCAGGCATTGCTGAGGTCGCGACCGCTAGACGCAGTAGTGTTTTCATGTGGCTTGGTGTTCGGTACAACGTTGGCGAAACCGCCAGTTGGGTGGTGGACGATCTGACGGGAATCGAGCTGACGGAGCCCGTCATGTCAGGCCCCCCGCTGACCTACGCGTATGGGTCGGTCTTCTCCAAGCAGTTCGCGGGAGCTAGGTATGCGCTGTCCCCCGAGGAGGAGTACTCGCTTCGCAGGCAGATGGGCTATCCGACAAAAGGCAAGCCCATAAGGGAGCAAATGCTCTATGACGCTGTCTGTTCAATCTTCAGCGCCCCAGCCGTGGTGCGCCGCTACCGCGGCAAGGAACTGGAAGGCCTGGAGCTGGATGTCTGGGTTCCTGCCCACCGTCTAGGCTTTGAGTACCAGGGCGAACAACACTTTCAAGCAGTCGCCCATTGGCGAGGAGAAGCTGGACTTGCCAAGCAGCGGGAGCGCGACACCAGGAAGCGAGGAATCTGCAAGAGACTTGAGATCACGCTCGTGGAGTTCGGACCAAACGATTCGCTGAGCAAAGCCGCAGTGCTGACGAGACTGCGCGCCATGCGGGTGCTGTAGGACCCCGCGCGTAGTTGCATCGCTACACCGCGCGCTCAATGCTTAGGACACTGCGCTGGCGCACTCCGGGCCACTTCTTCAATCAGATTAAAAGACCCCCACTGCACGCCGCTCGACCATAGCGGCGTGCGTCTCCCGTTCCTCCTGCAGGTGCGGTCGGCGCAAGACCCGACCCGCAACCCCCAGGAGGACCTATGACCCCGAAGCCCTTACGGCGCATCCCCCGCATGTCGGGCTGGCTGCTGATCGCCGTGATGCTGATCGTGGTGATCGCGCTGATCGCCCCGAAGCAAGTTCCCATCGCGATCTACAAGCTGTCGCTGATCAGCTTGGCCGGCGTAGTCGGCTACTACCTCGACTGCTCGCTGTTCCCCTACGCGCGGCCGGATAGCTACCTCAAGCTGGACTGGCGCTGCGTCGGCGGGCGCTGCACTCGTGATGCCGACTACCAGGTGGCCAACGGCTACCAGCGCGTCTTCGCGCTGGCCATGCTGCGCCGGGCCATGATCGTCGCGGCCGTGGTGATTGGCGTGGCGGTGGGGCTGTGACCATGCGTCGCCATACCTTCAAGCCCATCGGGCTCGTCTGGCCGCTCTATGCGGTGGTGCTGGTGCTCGCAGGCCTGGCTTTCGCCGGCTATGCGTCGGCGGCCTCGGTGCCTCGGGAAGCCCTCCAGCACCGTGCCGAACTGATCCGCAACGCTCGGGCCGTGTGGGGGCTGGATGCCCCTGTCTCGACCTTCGCCGCACAGATCCACCAGGAAAGCCGCTGGCAGTCCGCTGCCAAGAGCCCCGTCGGCGCGGGTGGCATCGCCCAGTTCATGCCGACCACCGCCAGCTGGATCGGCCAGGTCTATCCCGAGCTGGCCAACCCGGACCCCTTCAATCCAAGCTGGGGCCTGCGGGCGCTGGTCACCTACGACCTGCACATCTGGGATCGAACCTCGGCCGCGACGGCATGCGACCGCATGGCCAAGACCCTGTCGGGCTACAACGGAGGCCCCGGTTGGGTGACGCGGGACGAGCGCCTGGCCAAGGCCAGCGGCGCGGACCCTGCGCGGTGGTTCGACCAGGTCGAACGCTTCAACGCCGGCCGCAGCGCTGCAGCCTTCCGCGAGAACCGCGGCTATCCCCGCCGCATCCTGCTGGAGCTGGAGCCGGCCTATGTCGCGGCCGGCTGGGGTGGAGGGAGCTGCGCATGACGCTGACCCCGACCTCCAATCTGAAGCGCCGCCTGCTGGGCGCCATCGCCGTGCTCGGCCTGGCGGCTCTGGCCGGCCTGGCCGGGGCGAGCGTGGGCCACACCTGGGGCTATCGCACGGCCAAGGCCGAAGGCGATGCGGCCCTGGCCAAGCTGCAGGCGACTCGTGCAGAGGCGCGTGCGGCCGTTGCCGAGGAGACGGCCCAGGGCCTGGCACGCGAGGTGAACCGCAACAACCAGCTCGCGCAGCAGCTCACTGACGAGCGCCGCAAGCACGCCACCGAGAAGCAGTCGCTGCTCAAGAGGATCGCCAATGTCACGACCGTCTATGTTCCTGTCCCGGGCGCTGCACCTGAGCCTTTGCCTCGCAGCGTGTTCACAGTTGGCTTCATGCGCGAGTACAACGCCGCGCTCGGCATTGGCCGCGGAAGCGATCTGTCCGCCGCTGCCGGAGGTGACGCTGCCGCCGGAGCTGACACATCGCCCAGAGCCGGCCAGGCCGCTGGAGCCGGGCTACGCGGCCAGTTCGCCGACCTTCAAGACTCCGGCCTCATCCAGGCCGACATCCTCGCCCACATCGCGGACTACGGCGAACGCTGCCGCAACTTCGAGTCCCAGCTGAACCGCTTGCTGGATCGCCTCCCTGGAGCTGTGCATGGACATCGTTGACCTGGCCAGCGACATCGAGGCCGCCGAGCGCGAGCGCGGCCTGCAGGCGGTGCGCCGCCAGCTGCAGGGTGAGGCTCGGTCCGACTGCGCCGAGTGCGGCGCGTGCATTCCTGAGGAGCGCCAGCGCGCCGTGCCGGGCGTGCAGCTCTGCACCGGCTGCCAGACGGCGGCAGAGAGCCTGCGGAGGGCCTACGCATGATGGTTCAAGTGGAACTCTGGCAGCTAGTGACCCTGCTGCTGGCCTTCCTCGGTTTCCTGTTCGCCGCCGGCCGGCTGCTGCTCAGCCAGATCGATCGCCGCTTGTCCGATCGCTTCACCGCGATGGAGAAGGCGCGTGAGGAAGGCGGTAAGCACTGGGACGAACGATTCACCCGCCTGCAGGACCAGGCGCAGCGCGATGCGCACAACGTCGCCGAGCTGGAGCGCACCTTCCTGCGCTTCCAGGCCGAGCTGGCGGTGCAGTACGTCCGCCGCGAGGACTACGTGCGCGGGCAAAGCGTGATCGAAGCCAAGCTCGACTCGCTCTACAGCAAGTTGGAAGTGATTCAGACGAAGGGAGTCAAGAATGGTTGACCATGCCAAGGTCCGGCGCGAGTCCATGCGCTGGAACCTGATCAACACGCTGGACAAGGCCCGGCCGCATACCAGCAACGAGCAGTTCCTGCTCCAGGTGATGCAGGCCATCTACCCAGACGCCACGGCGCTGGAGATGCGGCGCGAGCTGGACTACCTGGCGGACCGCGACCTGGTCGAGCTGAACAAGCAGCCTTCGGGCACCTGGTTCGCCGACCTGACGCGCTACGGCGTGGACATTGCCGAGTACACCATCGAGTGCGACCCTGGCATTGCCCGTCCGACCAAGTACTGGGCGGGCTGATATGGCACGTCGCTCGACCATTGACGGGCTGCCGGACGACGTGCGCCGCTGGCTGGAGCGTGCCCTCACGGAGAGCAACTTCAGCGGCTACCAGGAGCTGGAGGAACTGCTGCGCGACAAGGGCTACGCGATCAGCAAGAGCGCCATCCATCGATACGGTCAGAAGATCGAACGGCGCTTTGCGGCCATCAAGGCCAGCACCGAGGCAGCCCGGATGCTGACCGAGGGCGCAGCCGACGACCAGGACCGTCGCTCTGAGGCAGTCATCGCACTGGTGCAGACCGAGCTGTTCGAGTCCATCCTGAACCTGCAGGAAGCCGGCGACGAGGAGATCGACGCCTCGGACCGCATCGGTTTGCTGTCCGCTGCGGCGAAGAACATCGCTACCCTGGCCCGGGCCAGCGTCAATCAGAAGAAGTTCCGCCTGGAGGAGCAGGCCCGCATCGAACGCGAGGCCCGCGAGAAACTGATCGCCGAGCAGGAAGAGAAGCTCGAAGAGCTGCGCGGCGGTGATGGCATGAGCGAGCAGATGGAAGCCCGCATCCGTCGCATCCTGCTCGGGAAAGAGTGATGACCCAGCCTCAAGAAGCCACCCCGCAGGAGGTGCCGCTCAAGGCGCTCGGCCGGCCTCGCAAGATTGACCTGGCTGAGGAACTGGAGCTGGCTGGCGTCGTCGTTCCCCAGGAAGTCGGTGACGCCATCCCGGCCGACCAGCCCGTCTTCCTGCCCTACCAGCAGCGCTGGTTTGCTGACGAGTCCCAGATCATGATCGCGGAGAAGTCGCGCCGCACGGGCCTGACCTGGGCTGAAGCCGGCCGCAACGTCGTCAAGGCCGCCAGGCCGCGCCGCCGTCAGGGCTGCAACACCTTTTACGTGGGCAGCAAGAAGGAGATGGCGCTTGAGTACATCGCCGCCTGCGCGCTGTTCGCCAAGGCCTTCAACGAGCTGGCCCAGGCCGATGTCTACGAGCAGACCTTCTGGGACGAGGGAAAGAAGGAGGAAATCCTCACCTACATGATCCGGTTCCCCAAGTCGGGGTTCAAGATCCAGGCGCTGTCCAGCCGCCCGTCCAACCTGCGCGGCCTGCAGGGCGATGTCGTGATCGACGAGGCCGCCTTCCACGAAAGCCTGGAAGAGCTGCTCAAGGCCGCGCTGGCGCTGACCATGTGGGGCAACAAGGTCCGGCTGATTAGCACGCACAACGGCGTCGAGAACGCCTTCAACGAGTACATCGAAGACGCCCGCGCGGGCAAGAAGGACTACAGCGTCCACCGGATCACGCTGGACGATGCCATCGCTGACGGCCTTTACAAGCGCATCTGCTTCGTCACGGGACAGACCTGGTCGCCGGAGGCCGAGAAGAAGTGGCGCGATGACCTGTACAAGAACGCGCCGAATCTGGAGAGCGCCGAGGAAGAGTACGGCTGCATCCCAAAGAACGGTGGTGGAGCCTGGCTGTCGCGTGCGCTCATCGAGTCGCGCATGTCGGCCGACACGCCGGTCCTGCGCTGGGTCTGCCAGCAAGGCTTCGAGCTGCTGTCGGATCACATTCGCAAGGCCGACTGCCAGGATTGGCTGGAGGAACACCTGGCCCCGCTGCTGGCCAAGCTGCCGCCCGACGCGATCAGCTTCGACGGCCAGGACTTCGGCCGCACCGGCGACCTGTCGGTCCATGTGCCCCTGATCCAGTTGCAGAACCTGGTGCGCCGCGTGCCGTTCTTGCTGGAGCTGCGCAACGTGCCTTTCCGCCAGCAAGAGCAGATTTGCTTCTACCTGTTGGATCGGCTGCCCAACTTCATGGGAGGCGCCTTCGACGCGCGCGGCAACGGGCAGTTCCTGGCCGAGGTCGCCATGCAGCGGTATGGGGCCTCGCGCATCCACCAGGTCATGCTGACCGAGTCTTGGTACCGCGAGCACATGCCGCCGGTCAAAGCCGCGCTGGAGGATGGCGACCTGGACGGCCTGCCCAAAGACGCCGACGTGCTGGCCGACCTGCGCCAGGTCCAGGTCATCAAGGGTGTGCCGCGCATCCCCGAAACCCGCACGACCGGCGAGGACAAGGGCAAGCGCCACGGCGATGCCGCCGTCGCCGTGGCGCTCGCCCATTACGCCAGCCGCGAAATCAACCTCGGCCCGCTGACGGTGAAGTCCCGCCGCCGGCGGGCCGCCGCCCGCATCACCCAAGGCTACGCATGAGTAAGAACAAAGGCATCTGGGTCAGCCCCACCGAGTTCGTCCAGTTCGGGGAGGCCCGCTCCTCGCTGTCCGACCAGATCGCCACGCGCGGTCGCAGCATCGACTTCCACGCGCTGGGCATGTACTTGCCCAACCCGGACCCGGTGCTGAAGGCTCTAGGAAAGGACATTAAGGTTTACCGAGAGCTGCGCTCCGACGCGCACGTGGGCGGATGCATCCGCCGCCGCAAGGCCGCGGTCAAGGCGCTGGAACGAGGAGTCGAGCCTGGCAAAGCCAGGTCGCGCATCGTCAAGAACATCGAGGCCATCTTCGCGGACCTGCCCATCGAGCGAATCATCACGGAGATGATGGACTCGGTGCTCTACGGCTACCAGCCCATGGAGATCACCTGGGGCAAGGTCGGCGGCCTGGTCGTGCCGGTGGACGTGGTCGGCAAGCCGGCCAACTGGTTCGTCTACGACGAGCACAACCAGCTGCGCTTCCGCACCAAGGAGAACAGCCTGCGCGGCGAGGAGCTGCCTGAGCGCAAGTTCCTGGTGCCACGCCAAGACCCGACCTATGACAACCCCTACGGCTTCCCGGACCTGTCCATGGTCTTCTGGCCCACCACCTTCAAGAAAGGCGGCCTGAAGTTCTGGGTGCAGTTCACCGAGAAGTACGGGGCGCCCTGGGTGGTCGGCAAGAGCCCGCGCAGTGCCAAGCCTTCGGAGACCGACGAGCTGCTGGAAAAGCTGGAAGCCATGGTCCAGGATGCCGTGGCGGTAATCCCCGACGACGCCAGCGTCGAGATCAAGGAAGCCGCGGGCAAGGCCGGCAGCGCCGAGGTCTACGAGCGGCTGCTGACCTTCTGCCGCTCCGAGACCTCCATCGCGCTGCTCGGCCAGAACCAGACCACCGAGGCCACGGCGAACCGCGCCTCGGCCCAGGCCGGCCTGGAGGTGACCCGCGACATCCGCGACGGCGACAAGACCATCGGGGTCGAGGCGCTGAACCAGCTGATCCGCTGGACCTGCGAGTTGAACTGGGGCACGGGCGAGGTGCCGGTCTATGCGATGTGGGAACAGGAGGAAGTCGACAAGGTCCTGGCCGAGCGCGACGAGAAGCTGACCCGGGCCGGCGCCAAGCTCACGCCGCAGTACTTCAAGCGCGCCTACAAGCTGGAGGACGGCGACCTGGCCGAGACTGTCGCGCCGTCGGCCGGCACTGCAACTGGCGGTGATCCGGCCGACCTGGCTTTCGCCGAGGGCGACGTGTCGGTGCCCGACCAGGATGCGCTCGACGGTGCGATGGCGGCACTGGAAGGTGCGGCTGAGATTGATGGCGACCTGGTCGCCGTGCTGAAGCCCGTGCTGGCTGCCGCCCAGGCCGGCCGCAGCTCCGACGAGCTGCTGGGCATGCTGGCCGAGCTGTACCCCGACATGGACACGGCCGGCTTGCAGGAGCGCCTGGCGCGCGCCATCTTCGTTGCCAAGGTCTGGGGGCGCCTGCATGCCTGACCAGGTCACCGGGCCGGAGCTGGCCTACTGCATGAAGCTGCCGCCCAAGCAGGCCATCGCCTTCCTGCAGGCCAAGGGCTACGCCATCTCCTGGGATTGGGAGGACACCTGGCAGGAAGCGCAGGCCACGGCCTTCACGGTGGCCAAGGCCACGCGCCTGGACATCCTGCAGGACATCCGCGAGGCCGTGGAGCGCGCCCTGCAGGAGGGCAAGACCTTGGCCTGGTTCACCAAGGAACTGACGCCTGTGCTGCAGGCCAAGGGCTGGTGGGGCCGACAGGAGCATGTCGACCAGGACAGTGGCGAGATCAGCCAGGTGCAGCTCGGCAGCGCCTGGCGCCTGCGCACGATCTACCGCACCAACCTGCAGACGGCCTACATGGCCGGCCGCTATGCCGAGCAGCTGGCCAACGCCGAGGACCGGCCCTACTGGATGTATGTGGCCATCCTGGACGGACGCACACGGCCCAGTCATCGCGCCATGAACGGCAGGGTATTCCGTTACGACGATCCGATCTGGCGCCAGTTCTATCCGCCCAATGGCTGGGGCTGCCGTTGCCGCGTGATCGCGCTTTCGGCCAGCCAAGTTGAGCGCATGGGCCTCAAGGTGGAGGGCTCCGAGGGCATGCTGGGCACCACACAGAAAGTCGTCTCCAACAAGACCGGCGAGCTGCGCGACGTGGCCACGTTCACCACGACGGACCCGCTGACCCGCAAGCGCGTCGTCGTCTCTCCAGATGTGGGCTGGAGCTACAACCCGGGTGCGACGAGCTGGCGGCCCGAGCTGGGCCGCTACGGCGGCGACCTGGCGGCCCTGGCCCGGCGCGAGCTGCGATGACCCACGTCCGCGTCAAGATCGTCGACGCCGCTGCCCAGCGCGGCCTTGAGGAGCTGCTGCGCGCCGGCCGCGACCTGCGCCCGGCCATGCGCGACATCGCGCAAGGTCTGGAGTCCGAGGTCGAGTTCAACTTCGCCGCGGGTGGCCGGCCGCGCTGGACGCCGCTGAAGAACCCGCCCGAGCACCGCCAGGGCGGGCAGGTCTTGCAGGACAGCGGCCAGCTTGCCGCATCGGTCGTGACGGACCACGGTAGCAACTTCGCTCAGATCGGCAGCAACAAGGAATACGCCGCCATCCACCAGTTCGGCGGCAAGACCAAGGCGCACACGATCAAGGCAGTGAATAAGAAGGCCCTGGCCTTCGGCGGCAAGTTCGCGCGCCAGGTCAACCATCCGGGCTCCGACATCCCCGCCAGGCCGTATCTGCCGATCACGGCAGAAGGCGACTTGCAGCCCGAGGCGCGCAGCGAGGTGCTGGACACAGTCCTGCGGCACCTCAAGCGGGCGGCTGGGGCCTGAAATCCGACGCGCCGCTGGGCGCGTTTTGAGGCCCTGGGGCGCGCAACGGTAGCCGCATGGCCCGATGCCAGGTTTATAAACATTCATAAACCGGCGCGTGCCGCCCCGCGAAGCCGAGGGGCGATCCCCTGATCCGGCCGGGAGGCCGATTCGACCTGGTCGAGCTGTTGAGCCGGCCTCCCTGCGGGCACTTATTCAAGCCGGTTAAAAGACCGCCGCAGCCCGTCTCCAGAAGATGGCGGCATGGCGACACCCAAGCTCCTCCACATCTTCAAGCCGGGCCGCTGGACCACCATGGCCGGCGAGTCCATCGAGTTCTCGCAGGCCGACATCGAGGCCACGGCCAAGGCCTACGACCCGACGCGGCACAAGGCGCCGCTGGTCATCGGTCACCCTCGCAGTGATGACCCAGCCCAGGGCTGGGCCAAGGCGCTGGTCGCTACGGCCAAGGGCCTGTTCGCGGAGCCGATGAAGGTCGAGGCTGCGTTCGCCGAGGACGTGAACGCGGGGCGCTGGGGAACCATCTCGGCGAAGTTCTACCGTCCCGACGACACGAACAACCCGGTGCCGGGCGTCTGGTATCTGCGCCATATCGGCTTCCTGGGTGCACAGCCGCCTGGCGTGAAGGGGCTGGAAGAACCGGCCTTCTCCGAGGGTGATGACGACGGCTGCGTCTGCTTCCAGCAGGGCATGCCGGTCTCGAACTGGGGCCTGGAAACCAGCGCCACGCTCTTCCGCAAGGTGCGCGACTGGATGCTGGCCCAGTTCGGCCAGGCCACGGCCGACCAGGTCATGCCCGACTGGCAAATCGAATCCCTGCGTGAGGCGGCCCGGCAAGAGCCGGCCAGCACATCCGCCTTCAGCGAACCCGAGCACGCGCCGGCAGACGCTTCCTCTGCCAATCCACCCACCACAGCACCCACCGAAGAGGAGAACCATGAAGTGACGCCCGAAGAGAAGGCCCGACTGGAGGCCGAAAACGCCCAGCTCAAGCAGCAACTGCAAGCCGCCACGGCCGCGCAGCTGTCCGCCACGACGGCCCAGCGCCGCGCCGAGCACGTCGCGTTTGCCGAGCAGCTGATCGGCGAAGGCCGCCTCGCGCCCAAGAACAAGGACGTGGTCGTGGCCTTCCTGGAGTTCGCCAGCAGCGGCGAGACGCCGGTGGAGTTCGGCGAGGGCGATGCCAAGCAGCCGCTGGCCACGGCCATCAAGAGCTTCCTGTCCGAGTCGCCCAAGGTCGTCGAGTTCGGCGAGGCCGCCACCAAGGCCAAGGCGGCCGGGGCCGAAGCGGGCAAGACCGCCTCGGTGGAGTTCGCCGAGGTCGAGACCGACCCTGAACGCCTGAGCCTGCACGTGCGTGCCACGGAGCTGGCTAGCGAGAAGGGCATCCCCTACGAGCAGGCCGTGCGCCAGCTCATCAACGCCTGAAGGAGGAGTCGCCACCATGGCTGACCGTTTGAAGAAACTCCGGGTCGTAGACCCGGTCCTGACCAAGCTGGCCCGCGGCTACCGCAATGCCGGTCTGATCGGTGTCACCCTGTTCCCCGTCGCAGAGCTGGAGAAGGAAGCGGGCATCATTCCCCTGTTCGGCAAGGAAGCCTTCCGCCTCTACGAGACCGAACGTGCCGTGCGTGCCAAGTCCAACGTCATGCAGACCGACGACGTGGACACCATGGACGTGGTCCTGCGTGAGCATGACCTGGCCTATCCCGTGGACTACCGCGAGAAGGCCGAGGCCATGTTCAACGAGGAAACCAAGGCGGCGCGGCGCGCCAAAGACGCCATCGACCTCGGCCACGAGTTCGCCTGCGCCAAGCTGGCGCAGAACCCCGCCACCTTTCTGTCTGGCGCCAAGGTCGTGCTGTCCGGGCCGGCCAAATGGGCGGCCGGCGGCGGCGATCCGATCAAGGACATCGAGGACGGCAAGGAAGTCATCCGCCAGCGCACGGGCATGCGGCCGAACACCCTGGTCCTGGGCGCCGCTTCCTATGCCTCGCTGAAGTTCCACCCCAAGCTGGCCGCAGCGCTGGGCTCCAACGAGCGCAAGCTGATCACGCTGGAGCACCTGAAGGCGCTGTTCGGCATCGAGAACATCGCCATCGGCGAGGCCCTGGCCGCTGACGGCTCGGGGGCCACCGGCGACATCTGGGGTGACAACGCCATCCTGGCCTACGTCGCCAAGCCGCAGGGCGAGACCGGCGACCACGACATCCCGTCCTTTGGCTACACCCTGCGCAAGCAGGGCATGCCCGAGACCGACAAGTACGACATCGAGGGCGGCAAGGTCGAGCACGTGCGCCACACCGACATCTACAAGGTCGTCGTGGTGGGCGCCGACGCGGGCTACCTGATCCAGGACACGAACTGACGGAGGGCCTATGGCTGAGAAAAAGACCGAATCGAAGGCCGAGGCATCGGCCGAGTCGAAGAAGTCCGTCTACCGCGTGCGCGGCACGGACATCAAGCACGGCGACCCCGTCGAGCACTACCCCGAGGGCAGCGACATCGAGCTGACCGACGTCGAAGCCGAGAAGCTGAAGCGCTGGCTGGCCCCGACCTCGGGCAAGAGCAAGGCCGCCGAAAGCGAAGGAGACCAGAAGTGAAAACCCAGCAAGTCCTCCTGACCACCTCGCTGTTGGCTGTCGCCGCGCTGTCGGCCCGCCGCTTCGCCGGCTTCGACGGCAACCCGTGCGCCGCAGGCGTCAAGCCCCTGGGCGTCACTGAGCTGGACACCGACGCCGGCAACATGGCGCCGGTCAACGTGATGGGCATCGTCCTGGTCGAGGCCGGAGCGGCCGTGGCCCAGGGCGCCGAGGTGCAGGCCGACGCCACCAGTCGCGCCATCACCAAGGCGGCCGGCGTCTCGGCGGGCACCGCGTTGGACGCGGCGACCGCGGCCGGCGAGATCATCCGCATCCTGCGGGGCGCCTGACGATGCGCTACTGCTCGCTGGCCGACCTGCAGCTGGCCGTCCCCGCTCAGACCCTGGTCTGGCTTTCCTCCGACGACACGGCGGCGACCGAGCCGGCCCTGCCCGTTGTCGAGGAGGCCGTGCGCCAGGCTGAAGAGCTGGTGGACGCCCATCTGCGCGGTCGGTACGTCCTGCCCTTGGCCCCGGTGCCCACCGTGGTCAAAGACATGACGGTCAACCTGGCCAGGCACTGGCTCTACGCCCGGCGGCCGGAAGGCAGCGAGCTGCCCGACGCGGTGACCCGCACTTACAAAAGCGCTTTGCAAATGCTGGAGTCCATCCGCGACGGCAAGCTGACCATCGGCGCGCCCACCGGAGAGGCCCAGCCAGAGCCGGGTGAGATCAAGGTGCGTGCCAAGCGCCGCATGTTCGACGCCGATCTGCTGGGGCGCTACTGATGGCCACGCTGATCATCATTGGCGCCCTGGTGGACCGACTCAAGACTGCGTTCCCCGATATGGCCGTCGAGTACTTCCCCGACAAGCCCGACGAGTACCGCCTGAACCATCCAAAGGGCGCGCTGCTGGTCAGCTACCTCGGGGCCAAGTACCAGACGCCGGTGGACACGACCATGGTGGTCCAGGACGCCACGGTCAAGTTCAGCGTGACGGCCCAGTTGCGCCAGCTCAACGGCGGCGACGGGGCCGTGGCGGTGCTGACCCGGCTGCGCCTGGCGCTGCTGGGCTTCAAGCCACCCGACTGCAGGCGCAAGGTCTGGGCCGTTGCCGAGCATTTCCTCGGCGAGAAGGCCGGGATCTGGCAGTACGCGCTGGACGTGGCCACCGAGACCGTCGCCGTCGAGGACCTGGAATCCGCAGGCGGACCGCCCCTGGTCCACATCACCACCGTCGGCGGCATGGCCCGCACCGAGATCGAGAAGGCGCCGGACGGTTCCATCATCAAAGAGGAGTTCCCTGCATGAAATACCGCTACAGCGGTCCGCTGTCCGGCGTCACGCTGGCCGATGGACAGGAGGTGATGCTCCACCCCGAAGCCGAGGTCGAGCTGCCCGAGGACAACGACTACGTCAAAACCCTGCTGGCCTTGGAGCACCTGACCCTGGTGCCGGCTTCCACCAACCCCAAGGCCGGCAAGGCCAAAGGAGAGTGACCCATGGCCGCTAACTTCCTCCATGGCGTCGAGACTATCGAAATCGAGAAGGGGCCGCGCCCGATCCGCACGGTCAAGTCGGCCGTCGTCGGCCTGATCGGCACTGCGCCCACCGGCGACGTGAACACGCCGACCATCGTCCTGTCCGACCGCCAGGCTGCCCAGTTCGGTCCGCAGCTGACGGGCTTCTCCATTGCCCAGGCACTGGACGCGATCTTCGACCAGGGCGCCGGCACGGTGATCGTGATCAACGTGCTGAACCCGGCCACGCACAAGACGGCCGTCCCGTCCGAAACCGTGGTGCTCAAGGGCGACGTGGGCAAGACCGCCAAGCCGGCCTGGGCCGGTGCCGCCGTCGTGAAGAACGACGCGGGCACCACGACCCATACCCTGGGCACCGACTACACCACGGACCCGGTGACCGGCGAGATCCGGCGCAAGGTCGGCGGCGGCATCGCTGCGGACGCCTCTCTCAAGGTGACCTACGACTACCTCGATCCGACCAAGGTGACGGCGGCCGACATCATCGGCACGGTCAACGGCGCGGGCCAGCGCACTGGCATGCAGGCGCTGCTGGACACCTACAACCTGATGGGCTTCTTCGCCAAGCTGCTGATCGCGCCGGGCTACAGCACGCTGAACTCGGTGGCGTCCGAACTGATCGTCATGGCGCACAAGCTGCGTGCCGAGGCGATCCTGGACGCTCCCATCGGCACGACCTATGCGCAGGCCATCGCGGGTCGTGGCCCGGCCGGCGTGATCAACTTCAACACCTCCAGCGAGCGTGCCATCCTGTGCTACCCGCACCTGAAGGTCTACGACGCGCCTACCGACAGCGAGCGGCTGGAGCCCTACTCGCAGCGCCTGGCTGGCGTGATGTGCGCCAAGGACAACGACAAGGGCTACTGGTGGAGCCCGTCGAACACCGAGATCAAGGGCATCGTGGGCGTGGAGCGTCAGCTGTCGGCCATGATCAACGATCCCCAGTCCGAGGTGAACCTGCTGAATGAGGTGGGCATCGTCACGCTGTTCAACAGCTTCGGCACGGGCATCCGCACTTGGGGTAACCGCTCGGCAGCCTGGCCGTCGGTGACGCATCCGAAAAACTTCATCAACGTGCGCCGCACGGCCGACATCCTGCACGAGTCGGTCGAGTACGCGATGCTGCAGTTCATCGACCAGCCGATCAACAACGCGCTGATCGACGCCATCAAGGAAAGCGTCAACGCCTTCATCCGCACGCTGATCAGCCGCGGTGCGCTGATTGACGGCAACTGCAGCTACGACCCGACCAAGAACCCGCCGACCGAGATCGCGCTGGGGCACCTGACCTTCGATCTGGAGTTCATGCCGCCGACGCCGGCCGAGCGCATCTCGTTCGAGTCCTTCATCAACATCGAACTGCTGAAGCAGCTCGGCCAGTAAAGGAAGGCCATGTCCAAGATCCAAGTCAACCGCATCGTCAACGCCAACATCTACATCGAAGGCGTGAACCTGCTGGGCCGCGCCGAGGAGATCAAGCTGCCGGACATCTCGGCCATCATGAACGAGCACAAGGCGCTCGGCATGGTCGGCAAGATCGAGCTGCCGTCAGGCTTCGACAAGCTGGAGGGCGAGATCAAATGGAACTCGCTGTACGAGGAGGCGGCCAAGTACATGGCCAATCCCTTCAAGTCCCTGCAGCTGCAGTGCCGCTCCAGCATCGAGAGCTACGCCTCGGGTGGCCGTATCGAGGAGATCCCGCTCGTCACCTTCCTGACCGTGATGTTCAAGAAGAACCCGCTGGGCACCTTCAAGCAGCACGACAACGCCGAGTTCCCGTCCGGCTTCTCGGCGACCTACATCAAGCAGGTCATCAAGGGCAAGGAGGTACTGGAACTCGACTACATGGCCAACATCTTCAAGGTCAACGGCGAGGACCTGCTGGCCACCTACCGCGACAACATCGGCGGCTGATCGCCTGACGCTCTCTGCTTCGTTTCAAGCCCTGGCCTCCCGGCTGGGGCTTTTGTTTTATCAAGCGGTTTAAAGGACCGTTCGCCGGCTGCAGGCCACCATGGGCTCCGCTTTGCATTCAACCTAGCAACGGAGATCACCATGTCGCAAGCTCAAGCCACCCAGTCCAGCCAAGCCACCCCGGCCACCGACCCCAACACTATCACGCTGGACTTCCCGATCACCAAAGGCGACGGCAGCAAGGTCAGCACCATCACGCTGCGCCGCGCTACCGTGAAGGACCTGCGCCGCATGAAGGACTTCGGCTCCGATTCGGCGGACCAGGAACTCGGTCTGATTGCTCGCCTCGCGGGAATGGTTCCCGAGGACCTCGACCTGGTTGACGCCGTGGACTACGCAAAGATCCAGCGCGCCTTTCGTCCACTCGTCGGGGCGGTTACCTGAGGCAACGCTCTGGGAGGGCATGGCCCTTCTGGCGCGGTGGTTCCGGTTTCAGCCGGGCGAAATCGACGACCTGGGCGTCGAAGAGTTCGTAAGCTGGCTTGAGCGAGCCAGCGAGCAGATCAAGCGCGAGCGCGCTTGATGAACATGCCCAACAGTGCGGAAAGCAGATGCGCCACGAACACCAGGGCTACAGAGGCAATGGTGACCGCCGGCCCAAGAAACGCCAGGCCGAGGAAGGCCAACACGCCGAACACCCAGGGAACCGCCCACAGCGGTAGTGCCACGCACAGCCATGCCAGCAGCGCGATGGCTGCTCCGGCCAAGGTGACCCCAGCCAGGGTCTCGGCGGTCTTGATCAGCTTGTCGTTACGGGTGTTCATGGTGGCCCATCTTATAGAAAGGACTTGCAGGTGTCGAAAGAGCTGGTTGTTGGCATCGTCATTGGCGGGGCGATATCCGGTGCGTTCACCTCGGCCATGGGTGGAGCAAAGAGCACGCTGGGCCAACTGGGCGCCGTAGCTGAGCAGTTGCAGGCCAAGCAAGCCCGGCTCGGTGGCGCAATGTCTCGGGCACTTTCACACCCCATGCGTAGCGTTGGCCTGTTGCGGCAGGAGTACACCCGACTCGGCCAGACGCTGGATCAGCTCCGTGTTAAGCAGGAGCGGCTGGCATCCAGCATGGCGCGCGGCGACGCGCTGAAGAATGCCCGCGGGGAGACTTGGGACAAGATGAAAGAGACGGCGGGCTTCGCGGTGGCCGCTGGCGCTCCCGTCTTCCAGTCGGTGCGTCTGGCGGCCGGTTTCCAGGATCAACTGCGCGACATCTCCATCACGGGCGAGTTCAGTGCTGACCAGGAAAAGCAGGTCGGCAGCGCAGTACGCGCGGCGGCCCTGCAGTGGAACCAGACGCAGGACGAAATCGGCAAGGGCATGGGTGTGCTGGTGGCCGGGGGGGTTCAGGACGCTAAAGCGCTCCAAGCCTACGCGCCGGTCATGGCCAAGGCAGCGACTGCAACACGCTCCAGCATGGACGATCTTGGCGCCGTGGTCATCGCTTTGAAGGACAACCTCAAGATCGGCGAAGCCGGCTTCGAGGGCGCGCTGAACATGTTGGCATACGCGGGTAAGCAGGGAAAGTTCGAGATCCGGGATATGGCCAAGTGGCTGCCTTCACTCTCGCCCATGTTCCAGGGCCTGGGCGTGACCGGCAAAGAAGCGGTGGCGGAGATCGGCGCTGCTTTGCAGATAGCGCGCCGAGGTGCGGGCAGCAGCGATGAGGCAGCCAACAACTTCCGCAACTTCCTGGGCAAGCTCGTAGCACCTGACACGCTAAAGGACTTTGCCAAGGCCGGTATTGACCTGGAAACCAGCATGAAGAACTTGCGCGCCAAGGGCTTCACGCCGGTGCAATCCATGCTGGAGGTGATTACTCAGTACATGGGGTCCAAAGGGCCGCAAGCCGCCAGCGACATGAAGCGAGCGCTGGCCATTGAAAACAACGCAGAGCGGCAAGAGGCGTTGAAGCAGCTCTCCGAGGCATACAAGCTGGGCGAGCTCTTCCAGGACATGCAGGCGATGAACTTCATTCGTCCTGCCCTGGCGGAAATGGATCTCTTCAAGAACATCAAGCAAGGCTCGATGGGGGCGGCCGACCAGAAGCTTCTGGATAAGGACTTCCAGAAGCGAATGGACACGGCAACCGAGCAGTTCAAGAGCTTCAAGATCGGTCTGATGGACGTGGGTCTGACCATCGGCGACGCGCTGCTGCCGCCGCTAACGCAAGCCCTGGAGGCCGTGCGACCGATGATCGCCTCTTTCGGTACATGGGCCAAGGAACATCCGGGCCTGATCAAAGGAATCGTGGGGCTCGTGGGTGGTCTGGTAGGCGCTCGGCTCGCGATCCTAGGCCTGAGCTGGGGCTTCAACTTCATGGTCCTGGGCCCATTCAGTTCCATGAAGACAGGGCTGGAGATGATCGGCGCGAAGTGGACTTTGTTGCGCGCAGCCTGGCAGGCCGGCAAGTTCGCCCCCCTGATCAGCGGCCTTCGCGCTGCAGGCGGCGGAATCCTGACCGTGGGACGCTTCCTGATCCCGTTCGGCAAGGGGCTGCTGATGACCTTCGGCATGCCGCTCATGCTGGCCGGCAAGGGCCTGTGGTTCCTCGGCACGCTGCTGGCCGGCAAGCTGGTCTCGGGCATCCGCCTGGCTGGCCAGGCAGTGCTCTGGCTGGGCCGGGCGTTGCTGATGAACCCCATAGGCTTGGCCATCGCCGGCATCGCTCTGGGTGCCTACCTGGTCTACCGCTACTGGACGCCTATCTCCGCCTTCTTCAAAGGGCTGTGGAGCCGCGTGGGGCAAGTCTTCGCCAGCGGCATCGGTGGCATCACCCGCTTCATCCTGAACTGGTCGCCCGTCGGATTGTTCTATCGCGGCCTGGCCGGTGTGCTGAAGCTGTTCGGCGTCGACATGCCGAAGAACTTCACCGACTTCGGCGGCATGCTGATCGACGGCCTGGTCGGTGGCATCACCCGCAAGTTCACCTCGGCCCGCGACACGGTCATCCAGTTCGGCAGCGACATCAAGGGCTGGTTCGCCTCGACGCTGGGCATCAAGAGTCCGAGCCGCGTCTTCATGGGCTTCGGCGACAACATTGCGCAGGGTGCGGCGCTGGGCATCGAGCGTACTGGGCCGCGGGCCAGCCAGGCCGCCGCCGCCATGGCCGCGGCGACCATTGCCGCAGGTTCCATGGGCCTGGCCGACGGACGCTCCGGCGCGCTGGCCGGCCGGGCGTCCGCC